GGTAATCGTATAATAACTAGCTAGTTTATCAAAGATGGGTTTATTTAAGTGGGTGGAATCAGAACGACAGTACACACCGCAGATGAAGTCATAAGCGCCATTCGTGGCAGCGCAGGCATCAAGACGACGATTGCCAAGCGGTTGAACGTTGCGCGCAAGACAGTTGACGCCTATATCGACCGTTGGGTAACAGTCAAAGAAGCGTACATGACCGAGAAAGCCGGCATTGACGACGCAGCGCAATCGGTGGTCATCAACGACATTTTGCAGAATCGCAGCGTTGAGACGGCGAAATGGTGGCTCAGAGTGAAATGTGCAGATGAGTTTAACCCGCCATCGGCTATGGAGTTGAAGCACACCGGCGAAGTCGAACAGAAGCACAGCGGCGAGATTGGCATTCGTAGCATTAACTATCGAACGGATTTGGGCAAAGATGCAGCCGATTCTTGATTTGCCGCAACTCCGGCCTGACCAACTAGCCATCGTCTTGCATCCGGCCAAGCGCAAGAATGTTGCCGCCGGTCGCAGATTCGGCAAAACCGTACTCGGTGGCGTGATTGTGGCGAACGTCTTACGTCAACACGGCAAGGCGGCGTGGGTTGTGCCAACGTACAAGAATAGCCGTCCCTTGTGGCGCTGGATTAGTTCAGCCTTTGCGCCACTAGCCGCCAAGAAATTGGTGAACATCAACAAAGCCGAGCAAACAATTACCACACCACAAGGTGGCTTTTTCGCTATCTACTCAGAAGAAAATATTGATGCCATGCGCGGCGAGTGGTTCCATGTGGTTGTCAATGACGAAGCGGCAAAGTTTAGGGAGGAAAGCCGCTACGATGTGATAGAACCAACCGTCGCAGATAGTGGCGGCGAGATTATCGACATCAGCACACCCAGAGGCCGCAACTGGTTTTGGCGAGAGCACCAGCTAGGGTTAGACGGTACGCAAGATAGGGCATCGTTTCACGCACCGACGAGTGCGAATCCGATGCCAGCCATACAAGAAGCGTTCAAGCGTGCCAGTGAAGTCATGTCAGAAGATTCGTTCCGCCAAGAATGGTTAGCGGCTTTCTTGGAGCATCAAGGGCAAGTCTTCCGCAATATCAGCGCTTGCATGAATGCGCCAGAAACGACGCCGGAGGCACATGCAGGACACCGTATTGTGGCCGGTTGCGACTGGGCAAAGCAACATGATTACTCTGCTTTCTCTTTTGGCTGTCTTGACTGTCGGCGCGAGGTTGCACGCGACCGCTTCAATAAAATTGATTATGCTTTTCAGGTGCAACGCCTAAAAGCTATGTGTGACAAGTGGAAGCCGAGAGCCGTGCTAACCGAATTGAACAGCATTGGCCAGCCGGTTTTTGAACAGTTGCAGCGAATGCGCTTGCCCGCCATTGGCTTTGAAACAACCGCCAGTAGCAAACCGCCACTGATTGAAAACATGGCGCTAACCCTAGAGAAGGCAGAGTGGCAATTCCAAGCCGATCCGATCTGGACCGGCGAACTTGAAGCCTACGAGCGCAAGGTATCAAGCACGACAGGCAGAAGTAGCTACGGAGCACCGGAAGGGATGCACGATGACACGGTTGTCTGTCGCAGTTTGATGCTGTGGCAGGCCAACAGTCTACCGGTATCCGCAGGCATCATACAAGGCAAAGCCAAAGGATGGGTCAAGCAATGACCTTTTTCGATTACATTCGCAGTTTCTTCCCTCGCAAGCCAGCGCAATCCACTGGCCGCACGCATGTTCGTGCCATGCCTGGTGGCCGTGCGTCACGCGACACCGCCGATAGCATTGCCTTCCAATCATGGCTGATGCAGCCGCCGTCCGGTTATCAAACCAACTGGTCAATGATTAATCTGGATATGCGCGCCATTCAGGACCGTTCGCCAATCGAACTGATGGAGATGCTTGCCGACTTGTCACCAGAAGTCAGCCGCGCGCTATGGGATTATCTGCGCATGTGCAATCCTGGTTGGGAAGCCAAAGCGTATCGACCTGGCAGCGACGTGGAGGATGAAACAGCGAAGAAGGCGCTGAATGCGTTCATAAGTGTCTTGGAAGGTCAGCACGGCAGCTTTGACGTGGTGATTGGCCGGCTATTCATGGGACCGTTTATGCGTGGTGCGTTCTGTAGTGAACTTGTGCTAGACAAGCGCGGGCGAATGCCGCTAGATATTGCCACACCTGATGCTGAGTCAATCCGCTTCCGCAAGCGCACCGACCCTGAACGCGGCGAAGTGTGGCAAGCAGGCCAATGGCAAGGTGGAAACTTTATCCCGCTTGACATTCCGACCTTTCGCTATACACCGATTGACCCAATGCCGAATTCGCCGTATGGCCGACCGATGGCAGCGCCGGCGCTATTCACCAGTATCTTTATGCTTGGCATGATGCACGACCTCAAGCGAGTCATTCAGCAGCAAGGCTATCCACGGCTAGACATTTCCATTGATACAGAGAAGTTGGCGGCGGCATTCAATATGGGCGGCGCTGGCAACGAAAGTTTTGAGGCTTATGTGCAATCGTTCGTGGATAGCGTCACAACCGCATTCAGCAGCCTTGAACCTGACGATACCTACGTGCACACCGAACAGGTATCAATCAACCGGCCAGTGGGCGCAACGGGTTCCGGCAGTCTGCAAGGTATCGAAGCGGTGATTACGATGTTGGAACGTCAAGCCGTGCGTGCGCTAAAGACGATGCCGATTATGTTGGCGCTGAATGAATCAACTGGCGAGACGCAGAGCAACAGACAATGGGAGGTGTACATTGCCGGCATCAAGTCGATTCAGCACTATTGCGAAACGATGATTGAGCATCATTTCCGGTTGGCACTTGAAGCGCAAGGCATCCAAGCCGACATAGAGTTTAGATTTGCCGAGGTGCGTGGCGCTGAACTTTTGCGTGATGCGCAAACTGAGACGATGCAAATCAACAACGCCATCGCCAAAGAAAGCGCCGGATGGATTAGCCACGACGAAGCAAGCGAGGAAATCACCGGCCACAAGGCAACAGGCGAGAAAGCGCCAGAGCCGGCACAGCAGCCGCAACAAGACATTGTGCAGGACAATGGCGACGGACAAGAAGCGCAGAACGCTGACCGGTTGGTGTACTTGGCTGAGTTGCGCGCCGCACGGTTAGGCGTTGAAGAAGCGATGAAGATTGTACAGGTTAACGGCTATCATAACTAGCCAGAAAGCGAACGTGTAGCGATGACGGCAGAAAAGGAAGTATACATTTATCCGTGTCAAGCCAATACAGCCATGACGATTGCTGTTGGCGATTCCTGTCTCCTGGTATCAAACGCTCAAGCACGCGAGATGGTGGATAGGATTCAGGAAGTTCTTGTCACAGCCGAATGCCTGATGAACTCTTTGTTGGATTTGCCGCCAAGCGAAATGCACAAGCAATCAAAACTTAACCTTTCCGGACTCTTTAGAAATGTTGTTATTAATCCACAACCACAAGACAATCCCGCCGCGCAAGATGCGCCGCCGGTTCGTGTTATAAGAGGCGTCGATTGGGTAAAGATTTGTATCGACGACAAAGACGGGTTAATGGGATTGGATGAGGCGCGAAGTGTAGCGCGTGAGATTTTAGGTATGGATGGAGAACCAAGCACTGCATCGAATGACGATTTTGATTTCAACGATAGTCTCGCCGGTCAAGTGGCAAAGATTATGCGCCGTCACGCCTTCGACTTCGACCAAGCTATGGCAATTATGAAGATGGCTAGAGATACGAATGCACCCAACTGACGCCGCCTTACACGCTCACCTATCGACCATGCACGGCGCATTGTCTAGCCTGATTGCCATCGAAACACGCGCTGTCACCATGCCGAAGCCGTCCAAGATGCCGATGGCTGTGGAGATGGCCGACGACTTGATGCCGGTACTCGCTGACCTCTATTGGTATCCCTTGCGCAATGGCATTGATTCAGCGCCGCAAGATGAGGAAGAATTAAAGCCGTGGTTGCAGCGCCAACTAGAGAAACCGGCGGCGGTGGCTGCACTTTTAGCGCTACTGCTACGCTTCCACAAACGAGCGGTGAACTATGACGGCACGATTGCGCTTGAACTGTTAGAGTTGGCCGGCACATTCAGTCTTACCAATAGCGCTTACCTGGCACTAATTGACGAACGGGCAACGATGCTGACAACCGCCGGTAGCGAGATGAGCTTGATTGACACAACCATCAACGACTTGGCGCGTGAGATACCGGCCGCACGCAAGAGTAACGATAGCACG